AACAGAATAATACTAACGTTGTGATAGAGGGGTCACGGGTGTTTTTACGCAGGAAAAGGAGCCGTGACCCCTCTATCTCATAGACCAAGATTCTGCTTCAAAGTGTTGTGTTATAAGGTTTTCAAAGGCGATGCTGGTTTTCTCGTTCCATCTATATGCCCTGTCTTGCGTAGATAGAATGGAGTTGTAAGCGGGTCAGGAAAAGAAAAAACCAAGCTGTGAGGCTTGGCTTTGGTTTATTCATCATAAAATTTAACCTTCAAAACCTTCACCATATTTTGCATTTGCTCTGGCTTCTTCTCTGATACCGCCGTTATCCGCTCAATGTAATCCTGCAAAAACTGAAGCTTCTCGACGTTGGTTAAAAGCGTCCAGTTCTCCCGAAAGCTCGTCAGGATTTCTTCTCTGGTGAGGATAATATCCTCGCTTGGGTCGGTCGGGATATTTTCCAAACGCTCCAAGTATCCCGCTTTCTCGCTAACCAACACCTGAAGCATCCGCTCATAATCTTCAAAAGAAATTCTATCCTTCAGGTAAAGCGTCATTACGTCTTTTTCTTTCTTTTCAAGTTGAGAGATGGCACTTTCGTATTCTTCTCTGATTAGGCCAGTGATACTATCCTGCTTGCTTTTTTCTTCAAGCATGGTTTCATCAACGCCCGAAAGTTCGGGAATCTCCGCCATGTATTCTTGAAATGCGCTCTCCACTTTCGGATGACTGAATCTTCCACAATCGCACAAACCCTTGGCTTTGTTTGGACAGCGATACCCAGCGTTAATCACTTTCTCGCCGGATTCCGTTATTTTGTATTCCCCGTGGCTGATGAGCTTCGCCCCGCACGTGCAGTAAAGAGTGCCACTAAAATAGTGGTCGGCCTTTGGTCTTTTGGTATGCGATTTATGCTGAATTTTTCCCATCCGACTCTGCGCTTCATAAAACAGTTCTTCGGATATTATCGCTTCGTGCTTGCCCTCGGCTTCAAAATAGCGGTCTTTGTCATCCATGGCATATCTGACTTTACCGATGTAATTCGGATTTCTAAGCACCGCCCGAACGCTGGCGTGTCCCCAGTTGTCACCCAGCTTAGGCTTAATGCCTCTGTGATTCAGATTTTGGGCTATAGCATTAAAGGACATATTGCCCTCGACATACATGGCGTATATTTCTTTGACGATTTCCGCTTCAGCAGGATTGATCACCTGCACTTTCTCGCCCTTTTCCCGGTCATAGCCGTATGAAGTTGTGAAGTTGCCCAGCGTATAGCCCTCCTTGACTTTTTTCTCACAGGCCAAAGTAATACGCTCTATGATATTTTCCCGCTCGAACTCGGCAAAAATGCCAATGATCTTTAGGAACATTCTGCCCGAAGCCGTCTGCGTGTCAATGCTCTCCATCAGCGAATTAAAGGTGCAGTTGTGCTCCTTGAATACCTCTGTCAGGTCAATCAAATCTCTGGTGCTTCGGGTAAGCCTGTCTATTTTATAGACCAGAACATTATTGACCCGCCCTGCCTTAATGTCTGCTATCAGCTCATTCATGGCGGGACGGTCAGTTATGTTCTTACCGCTGATGCCCTCATCAGCATATACCTTGTAAAAGCTCCAGTCTTTTATTAATATGTAGCTTTTCAGCTTGTCTATCTGTGCCCGAATTGAATAGCCCTCTTTGGCTTGCTCTTCAGTCGAAACCCGGACATATATCGCCGTTATCAATTTTGCTCCTGCCTTTCCGTTTCGGGCAGGGCTTTTTTCAATCGCTCCTCTTTGGCTTTACGTGGCATCGAAGTTTTCATAAAAAACTTCAAGATACGCTTCTGGAGTTCAGGCGATAAAGTGATTTCCTCTTTAGGCTCATTGTTTTCCATTTTTTCCATAGCTAAAACCCCCTTTAGGCCATGCGTATGGGGGCTCCCGTGGCGTTATGCACGCCACAAAAAAAGGACAAACCCTTATTTATCAAGGTTTGCCCGCTTGGTTTATTTGGTGGCTTACTACCCTTACATAAATTCCTGTTTCCATTATGAATCGCTCCCGTCATCTTTATTTGACAAGCGCGAATTCTCCTGTTTTTTCCTTCGTGGAATTGAAGTTCTTAAAAAGAATTTCATCATCTCTATTTGCACCTCTTTTGGCAAGACGATTTTATCCTCTTCTTTTTGTGCCTCCGATCCCAGACCCATATTCCACCCCCCTTATAAGAAATACATATGCAAGGGCGAGAGGACATTTGCATGAGAAAAACCAAGAGAAATCGACATTTTCTCTTGGTTTGGTTTTTTCTGACTCGTACCGTGGGGCCTGCCACCTGGAACCGCGCCATCTCCATCTTCAACGCCGTCGCGCGGCTCAACGAGCTGGATTCCCAGGGGGTTTCCCTGGCCGAGGCTACCACGCTCTTTGCCTCCAACCTGCGCCTGGGTGACCACGGCTTCGATGTGCGCGCCCTGCAGTACTACCTGGATTTCATCGGGCGTTTCTATCCCTCCGTGGGCCGGGTGATACCTGACGGCGCTTTCGGCCCTCAGACAGACGCCGCCCTGCGGGAGTTCCAGCGTATGAACGGCCTCACCGTGGACGGCGTCGCGGGCCGCGCCACGCACAACGCCCTGCTCACCGCCTACACCGAGCTCTACAACGCCCTGACGCCTGAGCAGGCGCGCCCAATCTACCCCAACTACGCTTTCTCCCAGGGGGATGTCATCGTTCAGAAAAACCATACCAGCCCGGAATGCCTTGATTATCAAGGGGTTCAGAGCTGGCTTTTTAGCTTCAAATGTTAATAATTGGAATATTCTTGGCGCTGGGCAATAAGTTGTATAGAGAACTTATGAACGGGGTGGGAATATGGACGAGGGCAAAAAGAAAATCACATTGCCGGAAGAACTGCAAATCGAGATGATGGAGTTCTTCATGAAAACGTCAATTCCAAGAATAAAGCAGGAGAAGCTGGAAAAAGAAAAAGCCGAGCAAGCCGAAAACCTATCGAGCAAATAAAAACGATAGGAGAGGTGTCAGGCATGGAAACAGGGATTTATTTAAGGGTATCGACAGAGGAGCAGGCGCAGGAGGGTTACTCCATCAGAGCGCAGGAGCAGAAGCTAAAGGACTTCGCGAGAATTAAGGACTGGTCTATCTTCAAGATTTATGCCGATGAGGGCATATCAGGCAAGAACATCACGGAGCGTCCGGCAATCAATGAGATGATTGCCGACATCCAAAGCGGGCTTGTCAAAAATGTTGTCGTGTACAAGATTGACAGGCTAACCAGAAGCACGGCGGACTTGATTTACTTGGTTGACTTGTTCAATCTGCATGGCTGTGCGTTCAATTCGCTTTCGGAAAGCATTGATACGCAAACGGCGTCAGGGCGCATGTTCTTGAAAATCATTGGGATTTTTGCGGAGTTCGAGCGCGAGAATATCATTGAAAGAGTAAAAATGGGAATTGACAAGAAGGTCAAGGAGGGCTATAGCCTATGTTCCCATACTGCCAGCTATGGCTATACAAGAGAGGACGGCGTAAAGATACAGACCATTCATGAAGAAGAGGCACAAGTGGTAAAGGATGTTTTTGATATGTTTGTCAATCAAGGCAAGTCTATGCTGGGCATCGCCAAACATATGAACATCTTAAAAATTCCGACCAAAGAGGGAAGCGTGTGGTTTGCCAATACCGTTAGGCGTATATTGATGAATGTAAATTTGATTGGAAACGTTCGCCATCACGTTATTGACGGGCAAGCAATTGATGAATACGAGGGACTGCATGAGCCGATTATTGCAAAAGAACTGTTTGACGAAGCACAAAATTTAATTACCAAGGGCAAAGCAACAAACAGAACCAAAAAGCCAAGAGAAGATAATTACTTTTCGGGGTTTTTGGTGTGTGTGAAATGTGGAAGGAAGTTAGCCACGCATAACCTCTATGACAAGGCAACAGGTAAAACATCGAAGAATATAGGGGGATACAAATGCCCCGGCCGTGATGCAAAAGCTTGTGACGCTTCGGGCATGAGTGCAAAGAAAGCAGAAAAGGCATTTCAGGAATACATTGACCAAGTATTTGATTTCCATGTTGCCGATAAAATGGAATTACAGAAACAGGAGCAAGCGAAACAAGACTTGCTAGCACAGATTACGGCATATCAAGAGAGATTACGCCAGCTTGACAGCAGAGAGCGAGAGATTATGAACAGATATGTTGACAATGAGATAGAATTTGAAGAATACACGATGATGAAAAAACGCATCCGCAACGACAAGCAATTTGTGCAATCAGAAATAGACAAAATGCAAATTCCAGAGCCGGACAAAGGCACCATTCGCAGGGAAGATATTATCTCAGACCTAAATCAGAATTGGCAACATCTCAGCATGACGGAAAAAAGACAGTTTTTAACTAAATTTGTGCAAAAAATAGTAATTGTGAATGAGAAAGAAGAAGGAAAATATCAGGGAACAGTCAGGGTCTTAGATGTGGTGTTTCATTCCAATTAGGAATACGTAAACAAGTCCGCCCCAGCTTCGTATGTAAAGCCAGGGCGGGCGTTGTTATGGGAAATAGATCCTTTACGGTTGCAAGCCCCGAAGATAGGGATAGCCGTTGTTGATTGACGGCGAGATAGCCCATGTGTTGGTGAAGTCAAAGCCGACATAGGAGGCTTGTTGCTTCATTTGGGTGGAGGTAAAAGCACTTATACTTGTGGGATTTCCAGCATCGCTAAGGCCAACTGCAACGTTAGTATTATTCAAGTAGTAGCAATTGCGAATTGATGAATCTGATGAAGATGTATTTGTCAAGCGAAAAAACAACCACTAATCATAAAATAAAAACCAGCCACTAGTCAAAAGAGAAAAGGCCTGGAGTCCGCGTGAAACAAGAGGTTTC